ATACAGCAAAGAAGTCAATGTCGAGCTACGCCTTTAGACAAGAGTTCATGGCCTCATTTGAAGCAAGAGGCTCCGAAATGTTTAAAGAAGACTGGGTACAGTACGGAGAAGAACCAGAAGTAGGTGATTACTACATTGCTGTTGACTTGGCAGGCTTTGAAGAAGTAAACAAGAAACGGACAAAAAATACAAAACTTGATGAAACCGCAATCGCTGTTGTTAAAGTTAGCCCTGATGGTTGGTACGTTGATAACATTATACATGGGCGGTGGAGCCTTGACGAGACTGCCACCAAGATATTTCAGGCCGTTAGAGACTACAGACCCGTCAGTGTTGGTATTGAAAGAGGGATAGCAAAGCAGGCGGTAATGAGTCCCCTGATGGACTTACAGAAGCGCTACGGGACTTTCTTTAGAGTCGAAGAGTTGACCCACGGTAACAAGAAAAAGACCGACAGGGTTATGTGGGCGCTGCAGGGACGCTTTGAAAACGGTTACGTAGCTATAAACAAGGGTGAGTGGAACAACAGATTCTTAGACCAGCTGTTTCAGTTTCCTGACCCCTTGACCCACGATGACTTAGTTGACGCACTAGCGTACGTAGATCAGTTAGCACAAGTAGCGTACCACTATGATTACGAAATTGACGATCACGAAATACTTGATGTTGTGGCAGGTTACTAATGGTTTTCAGAAAATTTAATACCTATGGCATCTACGCTATTTCTGCCGTAGTGTTTTTTACACTAGGTTACAGCGTAGCAATACTCTAAGGACAATACTATGGCAGAAGATATTTATAGTCCAGACCCTCTGATGATTGAGGAATCTCTGGAAGAGTGGGTAATCACCAAGTGTGAGAACTGGAGAGATCACTATGAATCAAACTACGAAGCAAAGTTTGAAGAGTACTATAGGCTATGGAGAGGTCAATGGGACCCTGCTGACTCAGAAAGAGCATCAGAGCGTTCTCGTATTATCTCTCCTGCGCTTCAGCAGGCTGTAGAGTCTAACGTAGCAGAGCTAGAAGAGGCTACGTTTGGTAGAGGCAAGTGGTTTGACATTGCTGATGACAAGAACGATCCAGAGCGTCAAGACATTCAGTACCTCCGTAACAAGCTCACAGAGGACTTTGAAGCGTGTAAGGTACGTAAGGCAGTTGCAGAGTGCCTAATCAACGCCGCTGTGTTTGGCACAGGTGTAGGGGAGGTGGTCCTTGAAGAGATTAAAGAAATGGCTCCAGCGACTCAACCCGTTATGGGTGGGGATCTTACGGCTGTGGGCGTTAATATTACGGACAGGATCGTTGTTAAGCTCAAGCCTGTACTACCCCAAAACTTCCTGATTGATCCTGTAGCTACGTCTATCGAAGACGCTATGGGTGTAGCTATTGACGAATTTGTGTCAAAGCACAGTGTAGAGTTGCTGCAGGAACAAGGTGTATACCGTGAAGCCTACATTGAGTCAGCGGCTCCTGATACAGACCTAGAGCCTGACCAAGACCTGACGATCTACAACGATGACAAAGTACGTCTTACTAAGTACTACGGCCTTGTGCCCCGTGAGTTGCTTGAGGCAGAAGACGTAGAAGTCGAAGACGACTCTATGTACGTCGAGGCCATCGTGGTTATCGCCAACGGTGGTACACTGCTAAAAGCTGAAGCCAACCCTTACATGATGGGTGATCGTCCTGTAGTTGCGTTCCCGTGGGATGTTGTTCCGGGCCGCTTCTGGGGCCGTGGTGTGTGCGAGAAGGGCTACAACAGTCAGAAGGCTCTGGACACTGAGCTACGCGCACGTATTGACGCGCTGGGCCTGACGATTCATCCTATGATGGCTATTGACGCGACACGTTTACCCCGAGGCGCTAAACCAGAAGTACGTCCTGGCAAAATGATTCTGACTAACGGAGATCCACGTGAAGTACTACAGCCGTTCAATTTTGGTCAAGTCAACCAAATTACCTTTGCCCAAGCATCAGCGTTACAACAGATGGTTCAACAGGCTACAGGAGCAGTTGATTCAGCCGGAATCGCTGGAAACGTTAATGGTGAAGCTACTGCCGCTGGGATTTCTATGTCTCTTGGCGCTATTATTAAACGTCACAAACGCACACTGATTAATTTCCAGCAGTCATTCCTGTTGCCCTTTGTAACCAAAGCTGCACACAGGTATATGCAGTTTGATCCTGAGAACTACCCCGTAGCTGACTACAAGTTTAACGCTACGTCTACCTTGGGTATTATCGCTCGTGAGTACGAGGTTACTCAGTTGGTGCAGTTGTTGCAGACTATGAAGCAAGACAGCCCGATTTATCCTGTGTTGATACAGAGCATCATCGACAACATGAACCTGAGCAACCGTGATGAGTTGATTGCCTCTATGCAGCAGGCTCAACAGCCTAACCCACAAGCACAACAAATGGCTATGGCTGCTCAACAAGCTCAAATGGAGTTTCAACAGAGTCAAACCGCTGCACTACAGGCTCAGGCTGCTGAGTCTCAAGCTAGGGCACAGAAGTACGCAATGGAAACTCGACTCGCTCCTGAAGAGTTACAGATTGATAAAATTAACGCCGTTACGAGAAACCTCCAAGCTGGGGACCAAGAAGACAAAGAATTTGAGCGTAGACTCAAGGTGGCAGACGCCCTACTTAAAGATAAACAGATAGAAGGAAAACGTCAAAATGCTAATGACACAAACCGAAATGAACAGCTTCCTACACCAAATCAACCAAGCGTTCCAAGATCAGTTCAACAAATTGGACTTGCTGGAGAGCCGGGTCAAAGAACTGGAGGAGAAGGTTAATGCCACAGAAAAAGGACCCAAGGCTAGCACGGGCAGGGGTAAGCGGGTACAACAAGCCCAAGCGGACTCCTAATCATCCCAAGAAGAGCCACATTGTCGTTGCTAAAGAAGGCGACAAAGTAAAAACTATACGCTTTGGCGAACAGGGTGCTAAGACTGCAGGTAAACCAAAAGCGGGTGAAGGCGACAAAATGAAAAAGAAGCGAGCGTCGTTTAAAGCTCGTCACGCTAAAAACATAGCCAAAGGCAAAATGTCTGCGGCTTACTGGGCAAACAAGGTGAAATGGTAAGATGGCTAAAGGCGTACCACACTACAAAAGAGACGGGACTCTGCACACTGGAGAAACCCACAAGATGCCTGACGGTTCACTGCACTCAGGTAAAACCCACACTAAAACATCAGTACCGCTGTTCCACATAAAAGACCTGCCTAAGACAGCAAAGGAGAAAGCTATGAAGATGTACGGAAGCAAGAGCAAGCCTAAAGCAAAAGCTAAGAAAAAAGCAGCAGCAAAGCCTAAGCGTAAGCCGATGAAGCGAGGCTACTAGTGCCTGCTAAGAAAAAGAAAAAGGCAAACGATGCGTGTGCAAAGAAGGTCAAAGCCCGTTACAAGGTGTGGCCTTCTGCGTATGCGTCTGGTGCCGTAGCTAAATGCCGCAAGGTAGGCGCTAAGAACTGGGGTAACAAAAGTGGCCGTAAGAAAAAGTAAAAAGGGTGCCGCACTCAAGAAATGGTTCAAGGAAGAGTGGGTCGATGTAAAGACCGGAAAGCCCTGTGGACGTAAATCTGCCACTAAATCTAAGCGCCCGTACCCCTCGTGCAGACCCAAAGCTGTCGCAGCTAAGATGACAAAAGCTGAAAAAGCCTCGTCATCTCGACGTAAAACTGGGCCAGCTAAGATCAAACACGCAGTTACAGCCTCTGGTAGAAGGCGAAAAACTACCAAAAGTAAGAAATAATGCTTGACTTTTGCAAAAAAGTATGATATAATATATAGTGTACTTAGGTACATCTTATTAACAGAGACAACCGAAGAGGCCTCACGTGGATCAAGAAACACAACAGTACTACGACAACTACTTTAGTCTTTTTCTGACAGACGGTTGGAAACAACTAATGCAGGACTTCAATAACAATGCTTTGAGTATTAACAGTATTGAAGCGGCTAAAGATGCTGACGATATGTTCTTTCGTAAGGGACAACTAAACGTATTAGCCCATTTACTGAACATGGAAACTATCGTTAGAACCAATTACGACGAAGCTACTAAGCCTTCTGAAGAAGAAGATGATTAAAGTATTTGACTTTCGTTGTACCAACGGACACACCTTTGAAGATTTTGTAGAAGCAGGCGTCACATCCAGTAGGTGCGGGTGTGGCGCTAACGCTACAAAGATTGCATCAGCAACTAAACACGTACTCGATGGTGCCTCTGGGGACTTCCCCGGAAGACACATGAAGTGGGTACGTGAACACGAACAAGCTGGGCAAAAGAGTCGGGAATCTCAACCATAGAGGCAACTCCCATTTAATCCTCCATAACCTAATAATAATAGGCGGGGTAAGTTTAGAATGTCACGAGCAACACTTATAGATGAGCGTCAGGAAGAAGAACAAGAGTCAACAACCCAAGAGCTAGAGCAGGATACTGTAGAGACTCCCGAAGAGGAACAACCTCAACAGGAACCTGAGTTACCAGAAAAGTACCGTGGTAAGTCTGTTGAAGACCTCGTACAGATGCACCAAGAGCTTGAGAAGTTTTCAGGCAAACAGAGTACTGAAGTTGGTGAGCTACGTAAACTTGTTGATGACCACATCCAGACACAACTTGTCGCACAACAAGCACCTCAACAACAGCAACAATTTGACGATAACGAAGATG